CCGGTGAAGTAGCGACCCCATGGAAGACGAGGCTGCCGGCGAAGTGGCCGCGATGCAGTTTGCGGGCGGCAGGACGATTGCCGACGTGGCCGCGGAGTGGGAGCGCGATGCGGCGTGGTTGGAGGCGGCGATCCGGCAGGCGCTGCGGGTGCGGATGACGGAGCGGGAGGGCGGCCTGAGGCCTACGCGGGCGGCGGAGCGGGCGGAACGCAACGAAGGCGCAGAGGAGCTGCAGGCGGGTTTCGAATGGCAAAGCTGACGCACAAACAGGTCGCGTTTGTATCCCGCATGGCGGTGGTGGGGACCAGTGCGACCCAGGCGGCGCGGGATGTGGGCGTGCCGGAGGCCAGCGCCGCGGTGACGGGCTCGCGGTGGCTGAAGAATCCGGTGATTGCGGCGGCGATTGCGGATGCGCGGCGGCGGGATGCGGCCAAGCAGGGCATCACCTCGGACCGCACGCTGCAGGTGCTGGCGGACGCGGCCTATGTGGACCGCAGGCGCGCGTATGACGCCGAGGGGAATCTGATCCCGTTCCACCTGCTGGACAGGGATGTGGCTGCGGCGGTGGGCTCGGTGGAAGACGAGACGCGCACCACGGGGGACGGGGACAAGCGGGCCACGGTGCGGACGCAGCACATGAAGTTTACGGACAGCATTCGCGCGGCGGAGCTGCTGGGCAAGCATCTGGGCCTGTTTGGCAACGGCGAAGGCGTGGGCGTGACGGTGACGCCGGGCGAAGGCGGATTGCCGCCGGGATCCTCGATTGAAATTGTGCTTGTGCGCCCGGAGTAGCGCGGGATGCGGATCGAAATTCCGGAGGCGATGGGCTTCCTGTTTGAGGATGGCTGGCAGTACAAGGTAGCGTACGGCGGCCGCGTGGGCATCAAGAGCTGGAGTTTTGCGCGGGGGCTGCTGGCCTTGTCGCGGGCACGCCGAATGCGCATCGGCTGCGCGCGCGAAACGATGAAGTCGCTCGACGAGAGCGTGCACCAGCTGCTGCAGGATCAGATCAAAAAGCTGGAGATGAACGACTTTTTCGTCGCCCAGCGGAAGAACATTCGGGCGCGCAACGGGTCGGCGTTCAGCTACCACGGCCTGCGCGATCGCAGCGTGCACAACATCAAGTCGCTCGAAGGCCTCGACGTGCTGTGGATCGAGGAGGCGCAGAACGTTTCGAAGAAGAGCTGGGTGACGGTGATTCCCACGATCCTGCGCAAGCCAGGCGCGGAGATCTGGGTTAGCTTCAACCCGGAGCTGGAGACGGATGAGACCTACCAGCGTTTTGTGGTGCATCCGCCGCCCTCGGCGCGGGTGGTGAAGACGAGCTACCGGGACAACCCATACCTCTCGAGCGAGATCAAGGCGGACATCGCGCATATGAAGGAGACCGACCCCGATGAATACGAGCATGTGTACGAGGGGGTTTGCAGGCCCGCGGTGACGGGCGCGGTCTACAAGGAGCAACTGATTGCGGCGGAGAAAGAGGGCCGCATCACGCGGGTGCCGTATGACGCATCGCGGCCGGTGGACACGTTCTGGGACCTGGGCTTTGGGGACAACGTAGCGATCTGGTTTGCGCAGTCGATCGGGTTTGAGTTCCGGCTGATCGACTTTGTGACGGACTCGCTGAAGGACGTGAGCTTCTATCTGAAGGAGCTGGGCAAGCGCCCATACAGCTACGGCAAAGCCTATCTGCCGCATGATGGCCGCGCGAAGACGCTGGCCGCGGGCGGCCGCACGGTGCAGCAGCTGGTTGAGGCGGGCGGGTACAAGGTCAAGATTGTGCCGAATCTGAGTGAGACCGACCAGATGGCGGCGACGCGGGCGATCTTTAACCGCTGCTGGTTTGACCAGGAGAAGTGCGCGCCGGAAGGGCTGCAAGCGCTGAAGCACTACCGGTATGAGTTTGACGAGCAGCTGGGGACGTTCAAGCGGGAACCGCTGCATGACTGGTCCTCGCATGCGGCAAAGGCTTTCCAGTACTTCGCGGTGGCGATCCGCGAGCCGGCGCGGGAGAAGGCGCGGATGGATGCGGAGACACCGCCCGTGCGGGTGGGGATTTGGAGCTGACATGGCCAAGCTGAAAGCGGCGACGCGGAATGCACTGCCGGCACGGGCATTCGGAATGCCGGACGCGCGGAAGTACCCGATGGAGAAGAAGGTAGGCGGCAAGCTGGTGCCGGACAAGAAGCATGCGGCCGACGCGAAGGGGCGGGCAACGACGCAGGTGGCGCGCGGCAACCTGAGCGAGGCCGCTGCGGCGCGCATCCGCGCGAAGGCCAACCGGATGTTAGGAGAGTGATGCGATGAACCAGGCTGAAGTGATGGATATGAACGCGAAGGCGCGGGCCAAGAAGGACTATGTCATGGACCACCTTGAGGTACATCCCGAAAAGGACAAGAAGGGCAACCCGGTGAAGGGCGGCGGCCACACGGTGCACACGGTGATGCGGGAGAAGGGCGAGCGCTACGGGAGCGAGCGGCGCGCGGAGAAGCCTTTCGGGAAAGGCCAGCACGAAGAGATGCTGGCGCATGTGGCCAACGAGCTGAAGCTGCCTGAACCTGGTGGCGCAGATGAGGCCGACGAAAGCGAAGGCGGCGAGAGCAAGGGCGGCGCGACCGCCGCGGCGCACTGATGGCCTGGACGCCGCCCATGATTCACGCGCTGCTGCTTCGTACGCCTGCACCGAAGGCCGCCGCGCCGCTGAAGGTGACGACGATGGCGCGCGGCGCGCGTGGCCCTTCGCCGAAGGGCGTGGGTGCTTCAACCAGCAGTGGCTACGGGAGAGGCTAGCGCGGCGATGAATCCGACCGAGAAGCGCAGGATCGAAAACGAGCTCGTCACGATGGGGCTGCCGGGGCTGGATGATCCGGCCCTGGTGCAGGTGATGGCCGACATTGTGAACGGCTATCCGGTGGTGCAGGAGCGCGTGGAGTTTTTCTGCGACCTGCTGAACGAGTGCGAGGGCAGCAAGCGCCGTGAGATGTATGAGGCGATGCGCCCGCGGCTCACCATCGACGTACCGCCGCTGGATGTGTGCGAGGCGCGGATCGCGGCGAAGGCGGAGCGGCTGATCCGGCCCAAGAGCAAGCTGCCGGCAGCGAAAGCGGAAGCGGTGGACGCCCAGGGCGCGTATGTCGACATCTGGTGCGGCCACTGTGAGAAGAAAGCCCGCTTTATCGGGAGCACGGTGACGGATGCGATGGGCGCGGCGCGCAAAGCGGGCTGGGGACGCGGGCCGAAGCCCGGCCTTGAATACTGCGCGAGCTGCAGGCTGATGGCGCTGCTGCCGGCCGGACCCGGAGCAGGATTGACGCGGAGGAACGGCTGATGCCCTGGAAGCCCGGAGACGCGCCGAAGCACGACAAGAAAGCCGACACGCCGAAGCAGCAACGGCGGTGGTCGGACGTAGCCAACAGCGTGCTGAAGGCGACGGGCGATGAAGGCCGCGCGGTGCGTGAGGCCAATGGGGTGACCATGAGGCAGGACATTGCGAAGTATCGCGGCAAGGCCTCTGAGGCGAGCATGAAGCGGCCGAAGCGGAGAGTGCTGAACCGCTATGCCTGAGACCGCAAAGAAGGGCGAAAAGGCTGCTCAGGGCGTGGATGCGGCCGATCAGGACCTGCTGCGGGAGCTGCGCGAGGATTATGCGTATGCGAAGTCCTACTGGCAGGAAAACTACGACGAGGCGGAGAAGGACATGGATTGTGTCCTTTGCATACCGCCCGAAGATTTCCGTAACGACCGGGCCGGACGGCCGTGCTTGTGGCCTGATGAAACCTCGCAGTATGTGAACCAGACCAACAATAACCTGCGGCAGACGAAGCGGGCGATCAAGGTGAGCCCGCGCAGCGAAGACGCCACGGACGTGGACGCGGAGCACCGGCAGGCGTACATCCAGGGCATTGAATACGCGAGCAAGGCGCAGTCGATTTATGCCACCGCGTTTGAAAGCTGCGTGGAGTGCGCGTTTGGCTACTGGCGCGTGCACCTGATTGTGACCGGGCCGGACCGCGAGCAGGAGCCGCGCATCCGGCGCATCCCGAACTGGGCCACGGTGCTGCCGGACCCGGACACGCGGGAATCGGACCTGAGCGACGCGAACCTCTACTTTGTAACGGACTCGATGCGGCAGTCGACGTTTGCGAAGCGCTATCCGAAGGCCAAGAAGCAGAGCTTTACCGGCGCGGACATGGAGCTTGCGCCGGGATGGCTCGACGGCGACAAGATCACCGTTGCGGAGTGGTGGAAGCGCGAGGAGTCTACCGACAAGGACGGCGTGAAGCACCACACGGTGACGCAGCGCATCACCAATGGCTTCGAGATTCTGGAGACAAACGAGTGGATCGGGAGCTGGATCCCGATCATCGGGTGCTTTGGGCCGGAGAAGTTCAAGCGCATGGCGGGCTCGTCGAAGCGGGTGTTTCTTTCGCTGGTGCGCAGGGCGCGCGGGTCACAGCAGATGCTGGCCTACATCGCGAGCCAGGAGGCGGAAGAGTTCGGCATGGCACCGCGCGCGCCGCTGCAGGGCTATAAGGGGCAGTTCGACTCGCACTTGCACAAAAACCTGAACCGGATTCCGCAAGCCTATGTCGAGTTCGATATACCGACGGACTGGGAGCCACAATGGGGACCGCCGCCGCTGCCGACGCGGCCGCAGTTTGTACCCAATGCGCAGGCCTATGAGATTGCGTTTGAGCGGTGGCGGCGTTCGATCCAGGCCTCGATGGGCGTGAACCCGCTGCCCACAGCGGCGCAGCGGCAGAACGAGAAGTCCGGCATTGCGCTCCAGAAGATCCAGAGCCAGGAGTCGATCGGCAGCTTCCACTTCACGGATAACTTTGTGCGGGCGCTGACCAACACGGGCATCCAGCTGAACGAGCTGATTACGCGGCTGGCCAAGCTGGACAGCCTGCCGAAGCAGGTGCTGGGCAAGGACCAGAAGGGGCAGGACACGATTCTGCGCATTGCGCCGCAAACGCAGCCCGGCGCGGGGCAGGCCGGAGCCGGGGGAATGGGCGCAGGCGGCGGGACGGGGATGATGCCGGGCGGCCAGGCAGGCGGCACGGCGGGTGGCCCGGCCGGGATGCCGCAAGAGCAGGGCGAAGGCGAGCCGGCGGATTCGCAGCGGCTGCCGGAGGCGAAGCTCTTCTTTGCGCACCGCGGGGAGTTTGAAGTGGCGATCTCGGACGGCCCGAGCGACCTTTCGCAGCGCGACGAGGTTTCCGGCTTTGTGGATACGCTGCTGGGCGCGCTGCCGAACCTTGGGATCGCGCCGCCGCTGATGCAGCAGATCATCGCGATCGCGATCCGGCTGAAGAACGTGGGCACATACGGCGACGAGATCGCCGACCTGCTTGCGCCGCCGAACGCGCAGAGCATTCCGCCGCAAGCCCGGGCGATGCTGGCGCAGGCGCAGGGCGAGCTGCAGCAGGCGATGGCGGAGATCCAGCAACTGAAGCTCGAGAAGCTGGGCAAGGTGACCGAGTTCCAGGGCAGGATGGCCCTGGCCGACAAGCAGCAGGAGACGCAGATGCTGGTTGCCGAGATCAACACCAAAGCGCAGAGCCTGAGCGAGCGCATGACGGCCTTCGAGGACATGATGAGCCAGTGGCACGACCAGGCGCACGAGCTGGCGATGCAGGGCCAGCAGCAACAGGCCACTATGGCGCAGCAACAGCAGGCGCAGCAGGCCCAGGCGCAACAAGCGCAGGCCCAGCAGCCGCAAGCGCAGCCAGCGCCTCAGGGCGCGCAGGTTTAGCAACAAACTCGCCGGCCCGGCGCAAGGGCAAAAGGAAAACATTATGCCAGATGAGACGGTAGCCGCGGAGTCGTCCGCCGCAGCCGCCGCGGCCCCTGAGGCCGCAGCGGAGCCCAAGTTTACGGAGTTTGACGGCTGGGATGAAGACGGAACCCCGGTCGTGCGCCAGAAACCTGAAGGCGCACAGAAAAAGCCGGATGGGGCGGACTCGGCAACCGCTGCAGGTGAAAAGAAGGGTACCGATGACGCGGCCGACTCGGCGGCCAAAAAGACGCAGGAGAAAACCCGCAAACCGGATGTAGAGCAGCGCTTCAAGAAGCTGACCGAGGACCATAAGGCGGAAGTAGCTCGCCTGCAGCGCGAGCTGGAAGAAGCCCGAAAGCCGAAAGAGACGAAAGCGGACTCGTCCACCGCGCGGCAGACGGAGCAGAAACCAGCGGAGCCGGCAGCGACGCGACCGAAGCCGACGTTCACCGAAAAAGGGGCGGACGGAAAGGCCAAGTACACCTCCTACGAGGATTTTGTAGAGGACCTGGCCGACTGGAAGACGGAACAGCGGATGGCGGCGCAAGAGCGCGAACGGCAGACGGCCGAGCTGAACCAGGCCGTGGGCAAGCGGCTGCAGGAGGCCCGGGATCGCTATGAGGATTTCGACACCAAAGCGAAACCGATCTTTCTGGAGCTGATGAAGCCGGATATGCCGCCGGAGGTGATTGGGGTGCTGGATAAGTCACCCGTATTGCCTGACGTGCTCTACACGCTCGGCGGCACAGAGGCCGTCAAGAACGACTTTCTGGATGCGTGCCGCACCGACCCAGCCAAAGCCCTGCGCGTGGCCCTGCTTGTGGAGCAGGAGATCGTGAAGGAGCTGGCGGCCACGAACAGACTCCTGCACCCCCCAAACCACGCGCGCCGAAGCCGCCCACGGAAGTGGGAGGCCGCGGAACGTCCGGAGAGGACGCTCTGCAGACGGCGGCAAAAGCGGGCGACTTCCGCAGTTTTGAAGCGGAACAAACCCGCCGCGCCATGGCCTCGCGCAGATAAGGCCCTGGGAGATGAAGGGTGCCGAACAATTTTGCAACAACCAACTGGGTCTCGATGAAGGTCCTGTGGTTCCTGAAGAACTCGCTCGAAATCGCCTCGATGTTCAACAGCGATTGGGAGAGTGAGTTCGGCAAGAGCTTCCCGGTGGGATCTTCGGTCCAGATCAAGATGCCGCAGAGCTGGCTGGTGACGAGCGGCCTGGCGTATCAGGAACAGGGCATTTCGCGCCTGGTGACCACGGTGAACCTGGACACCATTCGCGGCGTGCACTTTGGCTGGGACAGCTACGAAAAGCTGGTGAAGATGGAGCGGACCGAGAAGGAGCTCGAAGAGAGCTATCTGCGGCCCGCTGCCGAGCAGCTTGCGCAGCAGGTGGACAGCGACGCCGCGAACTGGGCGGCCAACTGGACCAACAACGTGGTGGGCACGCTGGGCACCGATTCGACGACCATCGATTTTGCGCTGGCCGCCGAGCAGGTGCTGTTTGCGCTGAGCTGCCCGCAGGATGGCACCAAGCATCTCTGCCTGAGCTCGAGCCTGAACCGCAGCTACGTGAAGAACAACGTCACGCAGTTCAACCCGGCTCCGGAGATCTCGCAGATGTTCCGCAAGGGCGTGATCGGCACGGCCGGCGGCTGGGAGTGGTACCGGTCGAACTCGCTGGTGAGCCACACCTGCGGCACGGCGCCGACCCACGGCGTGACCGTGGTGGGCGCGGGGCAGAGCGGCGCATCGCTGACGGTGACGGGCACGGCCAACGACACGATCAACCCGGGCGACAAGTTTACGATTGCCGCCGTGAATGCGGTGAACCCGCGCACGCGGGTGAAGTCGCCGCTGGGGCTGAAGCAGTTTGTCTACACCGGGGCCGCGCCCTGGGTGCTGACGGGCGGCAATGACTCGATCCCGATTTCACCGGCGATCTTCGGTCCGGGGTCGCAGTACCAGAACGTGGACGCGCTGCCCGCAAACACGGCTGCCTTCACCTTCTTCCCCGGTACGACAACGCCCTCGGGCCTGTCGGGCACCATCTCACTGGGCCTCTCGAAGTACGCCTTTGCCAAGGCATTCGGCAAGTTCGAGAACCCGGAGGCGGTGGAGCGTGCGGAGCGCGCGGAGGACCCGGAGACGGGAGCTTCGATCGCATTTGTGCGGGCCTGGGACCAGTTCAACCGCAAGATGACCAACCGCTTCGACATGTGCTACGGGTTCGGCAATCTGTATCCGGACAATGGCGCGGTCGCTGTGGCAGGCGCCTAACCAACCTGAGCGAGGGCGGTGTCCAAAGGATGCCGCCCGGACCGGATATGGGAGAGAAAAGGACCATGAAGACGTTCAAGAAATTTCCGCTGTTTCTCCTGGTCTGCGCCTTTGCCATGGCATTGCATGCGCAGACCCTGCTGACCACCACAACCCTGTCCGCGGCCGCCGGCAACACGGTTTCTTCGGCGCTGACGACGGGCAACCTGGGCGCAATCTCGGTAGCTTCGGCCACCGGGATCAGCGCGCCCACGGCCAACACCGGCAACGTGGCGCTGCCGGCAACCTCGGGCGGCACAACCTACCTCTACGTCGATCGCGAGCTGATGCAGGTGGAAGGCGTGAACGGCACGACGATCACGGTGATTCGCGGTGTCGGCTCCACGTCGGCCGCCTCGCACGCGAGCGGTGCGCTGGTGTTTGTGGTGCCGGCCGGAGCGGTGGCGAACTGGGGCGGCGGCAGCCTGGCGCCTTACCTGCCGATCATCCAGTTCAGCTCGGGCATCATCACCGACTGCGTGGGCGGCCAGTATGTGAATGGAGACACCTCGCAGACAACGCGCGGCACCTTCTATAGGCTGGAAGCGCCGACGATTGGCGCGGTTTCAAACGCCGCCGCGATCGGGACCAACTCGACCGCGGTGGCCGCCGAGCTCTACTGCACGGAAGTGCGCCTGCCTTACAGCAGGCTGCTGACGGGCTACGCGCCGCACATCGGCACCACCGGCGGCACGGAGAAGTGGATTGTGGCGCTCTATGACTCCGGCGGCAACTTGCTGGCCAACAGCGCCGTGGCGGGCGCGACGGTGGGCAGCGGCAACGCCTGGCAGGCAACCGCTTTCACCGCACCGTATTATGCGGTGGGGCCGGCGCAGTACTTCGCCTGCCTGATGAGCAATGGCACGACGGCGACGATCGACACGGTGACGACAGGGAAGGATGACAACATTCTGACCTTCAAATCCGCGTCGGCGGGGACCTTTGGGACACTGCCGAACTTCACGGCGCCCACGTCCTTCGCAAGCGTATCCGGCGCATACGGGTACGTGTACTAGCGCGGTCGCACCGCAACGGCAAAACAGGCAACTATACCAGCAACCGGGCAAAACGGAAGGGGCGGCGCAGGCTGCCCTTTTCCATGAGGAGAAGCGATGGCGCCAACAGCGATTGACGACGAGAAGTTCGCAAGCCAGGAGACCCTGGACATGAGCAAGCCGCAGGGAACGCCGCACGGGCTGCCGGTGAAGCAGATCCCTTATGCGGAGTACCCGCGGGTCGTTTACAAGCATCCCAACCAGCCGTTTCGGGTGGAAGAGCACCGCAACGTGAACCACGAGATCGTGCACCGCGAGGTGGTTGCGACCGAGCACCGCGTGCATGTGGTGCACACCAAAGCCGAGCACGAGCAGAAGACGGCCGAGGGCTGGCGCAATGACCCTTATATTCCGCAGGCGCCACCGGACCCCACCGACGATCTGTATGGCGAAGTGCTGGCGGAGAACACGGGCAAGAAGCAAGGGAAGGGCGGCAACTAGATGGCGGTGACTTTCAGCGGCTCGAGCGTGACGGCACGAGCCGCTGACATCATCCAGTCGGCGGGCTACGAGATAGCCGCATTTTCGCCGGGAGAGGCTGTGTCTGCCGCGGAGGCGCTGTGGGGCCTGGAAGTGCTGCAGCGCATTATCGACCAATGGAATGCGAAGCGCGCGCTGATCTACTCGGTGGGCTTTACCGAGTACAACCTGACGCCGAACCTGGGGCCGCACACGATTGGGCCGACGGGCAACTTCAACACCGGCCCCGCGGCGCAGTACCGGCCGGTGGAAGTGGCGTCGGTGAGTTTCGTGCTGAACCCCGGCGCGGATAACCCGGTGGACCTGCCGGTGCGGATGCGGGATAAAAACTGGTGGGCGGCGAATCCCCTGAAATCGCTAACTTCGAGCATCATCACCGACTGCTACTACGAGCCGGCATCGCCGGACGGCAACCTGAATTTCTATCCGATCTGCAACACCAACGGCGTGGTGCGGCTGGAGCAGTGGAGCAGCCTGACGCAGGCGCTGGCTCTGCAGACGCAGCTTGCACTGGTGCAGGGCTACTGGGAAGCGCTGGTGACGACGCTGGCGCTGGCGCTGTGCCCGAGCTTTGAGAAGCAACCCTCGCCGGTGCTGGTGGCGCGGCAGGCGGCGGCGATCAAAGCGATCTTTGAGAACAACGACGCCGCGCCGCGGATTGAGACCAACAGCGGCATGCCGGGCACGGCGGGAACGGGCCGGCCGGACTTCAACTTCCTGACCGGGATGCGGGAGTAGATGGCGCGCTTTGGGTTTGTGGGGCCGAGCTATGGGGTGTTTGCCGATGGCGAGCGCTGCCTGGGGTTCTATCCCGAGATGGTGGAGAGCGGGCAGGGCGAGTCGCAGATGCAGCTTTGCCCGACGCCGGGGCTGACACGGTTCGCGGAGATCGACTTCCCTATCCGCGGGTGCCTCGCCTTTGGCGACTATGCCTATTTTGTGGGCGGCGCCAATCTCTACCAACTGGACGCTGCCGGCACGGTGACCAACCTGGGGCCGGTGG